GTGCTCGGCTCTGCAACCATGGCCTCGTACGATCTGGCCAAGGCAATCGGCATTCCGTCCGGCATCGCAAATATCCTGACCGGCGCCTCGACGTTCTCACGACTGTTCGGGCGGAAAGATCCGACAGTAGACAGTGCCGGCGTCGATGGCAACGTGACGGTAGCCAACGGTTTCCAGGGTCAGGATTACACGGACTGGACCGCGAAGGGCGGCTTTTTCCGTAGTGATGCTCACGGCACTGTCAATACGCCTGCGACGCAAGACCAGACCAATCTCATCAACGGCACTGTCGTTGGCACGGTTGCGGTCATCAATCAGCTTTCCAGTGCCATCGGCGGTATTGATGGCCTGCAAGGCAAGTTGTCGGCGTTTAATTACAGCATCCGCAACGACTGGCGCGATCAGACGAACGTCACGAAGTCGCTAACGGACCTTTCCAACGGCCTAGTCGAAGCTATCGTTCCGCTCGATAAGTATCAGCAGACCGGCGAGACGATGACGCAGACGGCGATTCGCCTGACTGGCGTTTTCACGTCGACGAACACGCTGGCTGACTTGCTCGGTAAGACGATGACGCAGGCGTTCGGCGCAGTCGGCCTAGCCGGCGCAGATGCTCGACTGAATCTCATTGCCGCGGCTGGCGGCATCGCCAATTTCAACAGCGAGGTGTCGGCCTACGTCAAGGCGTATTACAGCAACTCCGAGCAGCTTTCGCAGGCTCAAAGCCAGATGACGCAAACCTTCGCGTCGCTCGGCCTGGCGCTGCCGAAGTCGAAGGATGCATTCCGCGCCGTGGTTACGTCGCTCGACCTGACGACGGCGGCAGGGCAGAGCACGTTCGCCGCTCTGATGGCGCTGGCACCGGCATTCGATCAGTACACGCAGGCCATGAAGCAGGCGGCCGACGCGCAGCAGGCGCTTTGGAACCAGTACTTCAGCGCGGTCTACACGCCGACGCAGCAGTTGGCGATGAACACGAAGCAGTTGCAGGACCAGTTCAACGCGCTTGGTGTAGCGATGCCGAAGACGAACGCCGATTTCCAGACGTTGGTCGAGAACATGAACACGTCGTCGCAGCCGGCGAAGGATCTGCAAAACGCATTGCTTGCGCTTGCACCGTCCTTTGCGCAGGTAACGTCGGCGGCGGACCAGGCAGCAGCACAGAACCTGCAAACGGCGCTTGGCAATGTTCAGACTGCCTACGACACGCAGTCGAAGGCAATCCAGTCGAACATCGACTCGATCAACCAGTTCATCAGCTCGCTGACGACCCTGAAACAGTCGTTGGCGCTCGGGTCGTTGTCGACGCTTTCGCCGCAGGACAAGTACAACGCTGAGAAGCAGTTGTTCGAAAGCACATCGGCGAGCGCGGCGGCCGGCGATGCAACAGCCCAAGGCAATCTGCCGCAGGTTGCGCAAGACTTCCTCACTGCGTCGCAGGCATACAACGCAAGTTCGCAAGCGTATGTCGACGATTACAACGCGGTGCAGAAGTCGCTCGATGCGAACATCGCGACGGCGCAGCAGCAGTTGAGTGCGGCACAGCAGCAGCTCAACGCGACGAATCAGATGGTGCAGGGTATTTTGAACCTGAACCAGACGACGCAATCGCTTGCTGATGCGTTGAAGGAGTACTTCGCAGCAGGCGGCACGGCATCGAGCACGACGGCAGCCAATACCTACGGCGGCGCTGCCGGCTCAAATCTGAACGCTGCTCAAGTGCAGGCTACGGCCGTCAATGGCCTGATCCCGTACAGCGCTGCAAACCCGTATGGGCCGATGGGAGGCAATAGCGTCAGCGACTGGCAGGCGTCGATGTCTGGCGGTGTTTCTGATGCGACCAAGGCGGCGCTTGGCATGACGCAGAGCGCGTCGGGTGTGTGGGGATGGGCTGAGGGTTCGCATGCCGGCGGCGCCGACTACATCCCGCGCGATGGCTACCGCGCCGAGCTCCACAAGGGCGAAGCGGTGGTGACGTCTGCGAACAATCAGAAGTTGTCGCAGATGCTCAACATCGACTGGTCGCGCTTCGGCGGCAACGATCAGACCGCGCTGCTGAGCGAGATCAAGGCGCTGCGGGCAGAAGTCGCGGCATCGCGCCAAGATCGGCAGCATATCGCCGCTACGCAGATGCAGCATGCCGAGCAATTGCATGTCGAGAGCAAGGCCGAGTTGAGCAAGCAGACGCGCCAACTTCAAACCGTAGGCGACAACACCGGGAGACTTGCAAACAAACGATGACCATAGCCATTGATGTGACTGGCTACCGGCTGTCGGATGGCACGTTGCAGACCCTTCGTTTTAGCGACGACGGGTTCATGACGCTGCCGTCCGATACGCCGGCCAATGCCTATTACGAGCCGCGCCTGAGTGCCCCTCCGCACTTCGCGCGGTCCCTTTTCAACACTGCGCAGGCGAGCTTCGGTGCGTCGCAATCGACGCCCGGCGACATCGTTCTGGAGAACAGCGATGGCGGGATCGATTACCTGCTGACCGACTACGCGTTCGACGGGCGACCGTTCACGATGCGCGTCGGCGCGATCGGCACGCCGTTCAGCACATGGACCGTCACGGCATCGGGCACCCTGAGCGATGTCAAGGTGAACAACACGACGACGATCGGTCTCGTCGTCAATGACCGGCTGAGGACGCTCGCGCTGACGCAGCAGCGGCCGACCTACGGCGGCACGAACGTTCTTCCGAATGGCGTTGATGGTACGGCCAACGACCTCGCGGGCCAGTACAAGCCGCGCGTCTACGGTCAGGTGCTCAACATCGCGCCGAAGTGCGTCAACACGTCGAACCTGATCTATCAGGCGTCCGACCAGGCGAACTGCTCGATCACCGCTGTATATGACAACGGCGTGGCGCTCACGAAAGACGCAGATTATGCGAGCCTCGCCGCGCTGCAATCGACGCAGCCGGCATCCGGGCATTACCAGTGCTTCCAAGGCTATTTCCGGCTCGGAGCAAGCCCCGCGTCGCAAGTGACGTGCGATGCAACGAGCGGCACGACCGCGGCGGCCAGCATCATGCAGCAGATCGCGCTGGACAGCGGCTTCACTTCCGCCGACATCAGCGCGGCTGACGTGACGGCGCTGAATGCGCTGACCTCTGCGCCGTGCGGCGTGTGGGCAGACGGTCAGACGACCGGCCAAACGCTGATGGACGCCATCGCGGGCAGCATCGGCGCTTACTACTCGTTCGACCGCCTCGGGTTGCTGCGCATGGGGCGCGTGACTGCGCCGACCGGATCGGCCGCCGTCACCTTCGATGATGTCGTGCTCGAACAGGTCAACATCAAAGAAGCTGGCATCCCGGCCTATCAGGTGACGATCAACTACGCGAAGAACTACACGGTGCAGAACCAGCCGGCCGGCAGCGTCACGGTCGACCGGCGCACGTGGATCTCGCAGGCGTCGCGCAGCCAGGTGGCGACGAGCGTGGCAGTGCAAACCGCGTGGCCGTCAGCGACGACGCAGACGTTCGACACCGCGCTCATCAATTCATCGGACGCGCAGGCAGAGGCGACGCGCCGGCTTGCGCTGTTCAGCCGCCGGATGCTCCTGTCGGTCGACATCGACCTCTCGCAACTCAGCACGCTCGACCTCGGCAGCGTGGTCGCGTTCACCTATCCGCGCTATGGCCTGCCGTCGAAGCTGATGGTGGTTGTCGGCGTGGACGCGGGCGCCGATACGCACCTCGCAACACTCACGCTATGGGGATGATGTGGCAAATGTCCTACTCGCATATCCAAACCTGACGGACGGCGCGACGCTCTCGGGCGGCAGTTGGCAAGCGCCGCTCACGAACCTGCAGGACCGCCGTCTCGCGCGCGTCGCCCGCACGAGCGACTGTACGACGGCGAACACGCAGTTCAGCATCGACCTGGGCAAGGACCGCAAGCTTCAAGTGGTCTCGCTCGTCAGTCACAACATGAGCACGCAGGGTCAATGGCGCGTGCTGATGGGCGACGATCCGACCTTCGTCGCGAACAAATACGACTCCGGCTGGCAAGTCGCATGGCCGGTCGTCTATCCATTCGGCACGCTCGAATGGGAAGACGACAACTGGTGGGAAGGCACGATCTCGCAGGACGACCGCGCCGGCTACCCCGGCATTCTGCTCGACCTTCTGCCGAGCATTGTGCTCGCGCGCTACGTCAAGGTGCTGTTCAGCGATGCGACGAACGCTGCAGGGTATCTGCAGTTCGGCCGGCTGTTCCTGTCGCCTGGCTGGCAGCCCGCCAACAACATGTCATACGGCGCGTCGTTCAATTGGGAAACGGATACGAAGGTTGCGCGCTCGCTCGGCGGCACGCCTTACTTCGACCGGAAAAACCCGCGTCGAGTCGACAAGTTCTCACTTGGGTTTCTGAGCGATGCCGAAGCAAAGGCGACCGTGTTTGAGATGCAGCGAACGCTCGGCATGGATGGCGAGCTGCTTGTCGCGTGGGATCCAAGCGACGCGCTGAACCTGATCCGGCAATCGTTCGTCGGCCGCATGCGCGCGCTCAATCCGATAGCCACCGTGTTTCTGAATAGCAACAGCAACGCATTTGAAATCGAGGAAACGTCCTAATGACGAACCAAGTTACTTTCCCGACCAACGTCGGCGGCGATGGCTCGACCGTCACTGACGATAGCAACGCGACGACCGGCCTCGCAAATGGCGGCTTTCGCACTCGTCTGCTGCCGATGTTCACGCAGATCATCAACATCGCGAACTGGATGCTCGGTCAGGTGACAGCCGCAGCGACCAGCGCGACGAATGCTTCAACATCAGCATCGAACGCTGCGGCCAGCGCCACGACTGCGCTCAATGCTCCCGGCACGAGCGCAACGTCAACGACGTCACTCACGGTCGGGACTGGCAATCAGTCGTTGACGGTGCAGACCGGAAAGCTATTCGTTGTTGGCATGACGGTCTCCGTCGCGAGCACTGCTTCGCCCTCGAATGTCATGGCCGGAGTAGTGACGGCGTACGACA